TATAAACTTTTATTAGAGCTTGCTCTTTGAAGTCTACAGAATACCTTGTATATGATTTCATCTTTAATCTCAAATTTTATTTTCTTTAAAAATTTGAGACGACAACTAGTCTGAAGCAGGGGGCACACCGAGGACATTTGATTGATAACAAAGTAAATTCGGCCTCAGCCAATTTACGGTTACAACTTCCACATCTTACTATTTCCATTTGAATCATTGCGTGATAGCCTAAACCCGCATGTACATGCACGGTGTCTCGGTCTGACGCAGACAATCCTGCCGAAGATGGCCGCGAAAGGTGGTGCAAACACCTTAGCGGTCGCACCGTTTAAATTACCAAGTTACAGCTTGTACATCAGCAACTGTTGTTGCGTTGTTAACTAACGCAATCTTAGCTAATAAATGTGAAAAGTTAGGCACATCAGATTTTTCGATTACCGCAGCAAGACTTTCTAAGTCTGCAAAGGTGAAAGGTGTGACCGGCTGACCATTCGAATTCAACCAGAAATTCAAGGGCCAGTTTTGAGTTCCCAAAGCACCAGTAATAGCATTTTGCAAATTAAGCTTATCGCTTGCCGCTTGATTAAATGTATCATTATGCCCAGCAACAGTCGTATACGAAACTACCGGAGCAGTTATCGACGTGTTATACGCTGCTTGCAACAGTGAAATTTGCGATGCTTTTGCCTGTGCTAACAACAGAGGTAAAGGCAAAGTAGGGCCAAGATTCGCTGCAGGCGTTCCAGCCGTTGTAATTTCAGTTTCTACCCCCGAAGTTTGGTCATACCAAATCTGACCACGAAAATCGGGTTGATTAACCCAAGCACCGTTTTCAGCAACAGGCCATTCCCCAGGCACAATTGTTGGCGCAGTTAAGAGTGAATCAGTAGGGATAATAAAGACACCTGACTCAAGCGGGCTTTCCTGACATACATACGCATGGGTGTAATAATTATTTTTATCAAAGAGGTAAACAGTCGTCATGATTTTTAACCTAATATTTAATACATTTCTGAACATATGCACCCGCAGCAGCGTTGAATGCACCGCCCGTTGAACCCGTTGTACTGGTAAAGGCGTAACCACCATATATACCCGCCGAACCATTCCACGAACCTGATCCCATAGCATTAGGATTTGAGTGGGTATGAGCAATAACTTGACCAGCCGTTTCAGTACCAATAGTGCCGGAACCACCCGCTAACGCTGCATAACCAATTGGGAAGAACGGAATGCCAAAGGTGGTACTACCTACCATCACCCACACCCCACGTTGTTCCAATAGCCGAAAATAATGCGCTATAAATAATTCTACTAATATTAGCCGCACTTGTTGGACAGGCCAGATATCCGGCAGGTGGTGTAGGGCCTGCAAAATCGATAATTTGACCTGTCACAGCCGATACAGAAACACCTTTAGCGGGATTTAATAACACCCAGTTACTGTTCACCGAGTCGAATTGCAATTGCATCCAAAAGCCAGCTCCGGAGATATCTCCTAGAGATAATGGTTGGTTATTACCTTTAACGATTGGTAATGGCGCTACGGTACCCGGAGTGAAAGTTGGCGTCGTAGTTGTATTAGCAGCTGTCGCACGCACAAACAATGTACCCATACCATACGCGAGGGTAGAAATAGCAAGTGAAAACGTGCCAGTGATGGCATCCGATGTCCCCCCAACCGTAGCAATATTGAGCCGACCATATTGCAAAGCCTGTTGTAGCTGCGTCATATCAGCAGCCGAAGGCGTTAAACCAGCCGCTACAATTAAATTCACGATCTCACGCTGAGGTTGTTCAATTGCCGCGCCAGGTGGTATAGAACCAGGTGTACTGGTAGCTGGGTTACCAGTGACATAGGCAGACCCGGCTATCGTGCCAACGGGTTGGTTATATTGCATAATTACGCCTCATAAATAAAATTTAACACCTTGTGCGCCTGATTAATATGCTGAATACGGCACTCTAAATCCGTGGCCACATCAATCTTAGTGAGCGGATCAATACCGCATTCGCTCACTCCACACTCAAAATAAGTCACCCGTGGGCCAAGCACTTTAATAGACCAATAATCACGAACGGCATGGCCATAATCCATCAACTGATCAATCCCACACTGACCAAACCCACAAACAAACGGCTTATAATTAACAATCTGAATCGAATAACCCATTGATGAAGCTAAGGCCACATAAAACGCAGGTGTTTGACCGCCCGGATTCGTCAACTTACTCACTAAATCAAAATGCCGAGTTTGCAATGTTGAAGCTAAACCAACCGCACATTCGTCGGGCAACCCTGCAAATAACTCCCAATCGGACAATAATTGATGGGTATAACGCGGATCAAGCTCGTTACGTAGATCATCACAAGCCGCATCGAAACGTGCAAAGGTTTGACTAACCGCATCCAAAATTTCATAAAGGCCGCTTCCTTCTACCCGCAAATCATCCCAAAGCTTGCCGTTTGGCAATAACGCCAACAGGGCATTTAAGTAAGCCTTAGCTGAGTAACTCATGGCAACGTAGAAAAGGTGATCGCGCCCAACGTGACAATCTGTCCAGCGGAAGGCATCACATTAGCTGCTGGCGTAGTCAAAACATAATCGACAAGACCAAATGACTGATCAATCGCATTCTCGATTTGTGTAATCAGTACCTCACCGCTACCGGTACCATTCTCATAATTAGCCTCAGCTAATATCAATGCCGCTAAATTAGCGGTGACAGCCGCTTGTACGGCAGCCGTATTTGGCTTAATTGCAATCACTGGATTCAAGGGAGCTGCCACCGGAGCGGCCACAAATATCTGAGAACAATCAGCAGGTACAAAGGGCAGCAAATAGTTATAAAGTGCAGCCACATTGGGAGCCAAAGGAATACCGCCCACATAAGTGTTATCCATCATAAACGAAATCAAAACGGTTCCGGCACCCATGCCGACTGGTACACACCAGGCCCGAGTCACGCCAGGATAATCTAACGCCCAGCCCACATAATCTGATTGACTGCCACCTGCAGGCGGGTTTCGAACTTTATCAAACCAGCGAGTTTGCAAAGCCGGATAAGACTCAATATCCGTACCATTCGTTAACGGTGCAGTTAAAGTAACGGTGGCATTAACATTCGAAAGCGGAGATACCAATGTCAATTTTTCGCCTGCAGCTAAATTCGTATTAGCACCACTGGTGGCAGCTACAACTGAAATATTAGCAACACCCCCACTAATAATCGTATCAGTACCCGTCAGATACTCAATACCATACCGCGACTGTAATAATGTATTGGCTGGGATATCGGCTCCATTAGTACCAGTAAACGGTACGGTTCCACCTGAAGCCGTTGGCGGTAATCTAAAAACACCCCAGACAGCCGCAAATTGTTCTAAAGATATTCCTGTAGCTGTATACGGATGACACTGCAGCGCAACCGTATCCAGTTTTGCATACAAACCATTAGCCACAACGGATAAAGCATATTTAACCCCTTCAACAATGGCATTATATTGAGCGGTATTAATCCCTCCCGTAATCGCCAAATCTGTCGATACTTGTGCGAGTGTCTGAGATAAAGTAGGGGTAACAAAATTTGATTGACTCATGAAGTGATCCTAAATTGATTCTTCCAAATTGACCCATCAGGCAAAGAAATCGATACAGTAGCCGACAAATAACCCTCCGCAACCCAATTAGCCGTAGTGGATACAGCCGTGGCATAGGTCTCGGTGACTAACCAGCCCAATGCATCATTTGTATAAGTGATACAAAGTGATTGCGTTTCAGGTATCTGTTTCGCATTACGCAAAACCCACAATAAGGAGCCGTGCGGCCTAGCTTGAATACCCGGTGTAGAACCATCAGAGGGATAATCATCCCCCCAAAAGCCACCTTGGTACTGCTGGGTGGTATCAAAAAACGTAGGCAACGGATCGCTGGCCACAATCCGACGATCCGTAAACAAAGAAGCAATTACGAGTGACTGCAAGGACATATCGATAAGCGGCGATCCATACGACCAAACTAGCGAAAAGGTGCTATTCACATCTTGTCGACATAAAAAATCAACCGCATTCATATCGATGTCACCGACGAAGAGCCACTTACAATTTTCCAGGTAACCGGATTAACACTATCGCCCACTCGAGCAATCGGCTGGCCGCCTTCACCGCCCAGGCTAACATTCGCAGAATTCACCTGAACGGTAGGCGCACTGACAACCACCTTGTTAGGGCTAGTAATCGCAATATGGTCTTGCTTTAAAACAACGGACTGCCCTTGATTATCATAAATGGCGACTTCACCGCTCTGCAGACCTGTTAGCCGATAACGCCTATCAGCCACACAAATTACCACGGCATTCCCAAGATCAGCGCCTACACTCAACACTAACGCTTCAGCACCGGGCAAAGCATTAGCAGTGAAACCATAGGGTTGAAAGTTTTCTAGGCCATCTAAAGGCATAGCTGCCAAAGCTTTGACCTGCACAGTTTGCATTTTTAGCGCATCGTTTACCAAAGTAATAACACAGCGCGTGGTCATGCCTTTCAAACGCCGCATCATAAAGCACTCCGCTTACTTTTAGACGTTCTCACTTTCACTGCATCTGGAATAGCATCAATCGATAAAGGCACCAAATCAAAAGCACTAGCAGGCTGCACTTCCAACATTGTTAAAAAGCCACCCTGATCATCTACCTCAAACGCAACTTGGGCAATTAATAAGCGGTCATGGATATTTAAAAGCGGATCATCCACATCAACCAACACATTCGGTGACCACAAACCACCCGCGTTATACCAACCCTGCACAGTATAAGAAATGCTTTGCCCCTCACCAGCCAGTCGATTCATTTCCGCCTGGGCACGTCGTTTGCAATCGGCATTATTGGCTGGGCCATCAGCACTTAAGGTATGAGGCCGATATCGACTATAAGCAGTGGTAGCTGTAGCACTATTTAAAGCGGCTTCCTCACCGAAGTAATCATCCGTGCCCCGAGTTTGGGAAACCACAGTTAATGCACTAAAATCACCATCTGCATTAAATCGTGCTTGGGCTCTTAAAATATTCTGGCCATACACCAACGGGGTAGGTGAAACGGCTGTTCCGGTTTGTACAAATGAAATAGTGCCATCTGGCAAACTAATTAAACGCACAGCGCGTAAACGGGATAAATCATTTAAAAAATCAAAAATAGGTTCACCAGGTTCTAAAGCGACTGCAGGAAATGCACCGCCTATATCCGCCCCGGCGGTAATAGAAATACCAAACGGCTGACACAATGCCTGTGCAATCTGTAATAAAGTACGGCCATTAAACTGTTGTCCAGGAAGCGAACAATCCAGCAAATCTTTCGCTTTAGAAAACCCTCCTACATTAATCGAATGACTATCGGCGTCATAAGAAGGCAGTACATCAAATAGGTAGCCTGTAATAATAGGTGCACCATCAATCAACACCTGACAAGCAGACCCTTTTTTGATCGGCATCACATCAGAACCGATCTCCCAACGATCCGTTAACGTAAGATCAAACCAGTTTGCAGCCGTCTTAATAGACTGTACCACCTTAATTTTCTGCCAACCACTCCACCGCTGGCCGTTAATTAGCAACTCTACATTAGGCACTCAACACCTCCAACGGAATACCGCCTGACATAAATACTGGATTTAAAATATCAGGATTGCGCGACAAAATATCCGATTCCCGTGATGCATCCCCATATAAGTTATACGCAATAACAATCGCCGGAACCGTCTGCAAAGGCGTATAAGTCACAACAGAAGGATCAGCATTCCCCTGCGCTGTTAAATCCGTATAAACCGCCGCTTGCAACTGACGCAATTGCACATAAACCGAATAATTAGCAGTCAACGCCAAATTAGCCAGTTGTTCACACACGTAATCCCGCACGGCAAAGGCATCTTGTTGGCTGTCATACGCTAACACCGCAGACAATCGCGCCTGCTCAATTGCCACCACTTGCGCAACAGCAGTCTTCATTGCCAGTAGATTATTAGCCGCTTCAGTCTGTGTAGGCGTATTGCTAGGCAACGTAGGCCAATTAATGTTCGGTGCCAACGATTGCACCAATTTCAAAGGCGTAACGGGTCTAGGACTATAGGCCACTGGTGCGACACTAGCCGGTGCCGGAGACATCACCATATTACGCACGGCAACAGGCGAACCCCCAAAGAAATTACTCGATACACCCATCGAGTTCAACGCACCAGAGCGTAATAGCGAAGAATAAGCACCCAGTACCAACGCACCCAACATGCCGTTTGTGCCGGACGCCAAACTAACCACAGAGGATAAAATCCCAGCTGAAGTAGACCACTGCCCTAAAATCGCTGTCAATGGGTTCTGCCCACGGATCGCCGCCTCAGCACCGGATAACACCTTGGTTAAAACACCAGCAGGTATAGGCAAATCACCAATCATGTTCTGAAATCCAGCATCCATAAACCCAACCAAATCCTGCATTTGCGTTTGCACGTAAGTGGCCGCATTTAAAACCGCCGCACTCATCGTGCCGATGACTGATAAATGCGCCGATTTAACCACGGCTAATGTAGTGCTGGCGGTATTAGCAACGGCAATTGGCAACACTTCACCTGCGGATTCAGCCAATACCATCACAATCATAGCCGCACCACCTTCCTTAGTGGTTTCTGTTATATCAAAATCTAACACCACCATATTCATCCGGCCTAGCCAAGGATGTACAATGCGCTTAATTCCCGGCTTTTCAACCTCAGCAATCAGCGCATCACGGGCCTTCATATAATCAGGCCCAATCACAAACGCATTCAGAGTTAATGATCGCCCTTTGCGTCCCATATCTTCAACATACGGCAAATCGCGCCCGGGATACTCATGCGTAACCGTACGTCGACCAAACTTACCGGAACCCGCATCCACAAAGAATGAAATGCCATTAATGGAGCCAGGTTGATTATGCAGAGTCGTAAGCCAAGCAGGCGGTAGCTGAGTAGGCTTTTTAGCACTTAATAAGCCAGATAAAATAGGAGGTAAGCCGGTCATACGAAATGCGCCCCTGCTCTAATGTGCTTCACTTCAATTTCACCCGATGTGGCATGCAGACCTGTAACTTTAACAGGCGCTTGGCTGACAATTTATAAACGCACTTTGCCATTAGTCGCTTGTCCCGCAGAATGGATATTAAAAGACTCTTTCTGTAAACTATCTCCTTGACGCGAATATCCACGATTGCTTTGTGATGGACGCATTAGCCAATCACCAATCAAACCCATATAATGACCAAACTCCTCAGCATCCTTATTCAAAGCTCTAATTTCATCAGCCAGAAAATGCACTCCATCAGCCAGCAATTTAAGCGGTTTAGTCATCGTTAAATCAGCTAACTCATGAATAGATGCATTCAAATGATCAAATGATGCCGCACTATCATTAGCAGCGCGTTGCGAGTCTTTTAACGTTTCAGTGCCATTGCCAACAGTGTTGTAAAACTCATTTAGACTTTTAACGTCGCCAGTTTTATTAAACTCATCAATCAGATTGCCAAATGCACGAATAGCCTCTTCATCACCTAATAAATCATGAATTTTTAACGGGTTCGCATGGGTCTTTAAAACAATCTCACGCATAATTTCGTTAAGCGGTCTTAAAATATGTAAGCCTTTTTTCAACGATTGCTCATCAAAAACTTTGACCCCTACATTTTTTAAATCTTTAACATGCTTCTTTTCAGAAAACGCCCTTAAAACAGCTTCAATAGAAGTAATGGTTTGTTCAGCACTTCCGTTGGCACCCCGTACAACTTGAGCCACAGCACCGATTTCGCGCATTGCCAACTTACCTGACCGACCAACGCCAGCATAAGCAGCAACTAATCGCTCACCTTCAGCGGCAAGATTTTTCAATGTAAATGCACCTTTTTTACCTTGAACGTTAAACGTATCAAATATCTCCAGCATAGTCTTGGCATCCTTAACACCATGCATAATATTCAACGACATCATATTGCCAATATCACCACCATCAGCTCCAGTAGCCTGCACCATTAATCCGATATTGCGCACTTGGTTCATAGCCGCCTCAAAATCACCCGTTTTCTCTAAAATAGCCTCAATGCCACTTAAAATTTGATCAGGATTAATATTGATATCAGGAGACATGGCTGCGTTATTAATTTTCTCTTTTAACTTAGCAATCTCATCATCAGATTGATTGGCCACAATCCCTAATCGAGTTAATCGACGCTCCATATCCATAACACTCTTAGCTAAATTAGCCCCTGCATATCCTGCAGCTAAGGCCCCCATGCGTACTCCCATCATTTCTAAGCTGCGAGTAATGCGTCCAGATGACAGCTCAACCTCTTTAAATTCCTTCTTACTAGATTTCCCAAACTTGCCAATCGCTACCGTATTACGTTCTATCGACGTATCTAATCTCTCCATGCCTTGATCCAATTTCAGAATCAAGGCATTCAATGCCATCACATCGTTAGATGCGGTACCCACACCAGAACCAAACTGTTTAAAATTCGCAGAGGTTCTATTAGCCTCAAGCCCTAATTTCTTTAAACCACCACGGCCCGTATTCGTAAATTTATTGACCTCATTGGTATAGCGTTTTACTTGGGAAACAATATTTCCCTGCATATCAACGCGCAAACCTGTTTTGATCTCTCTCATAGCTATTTACGAATTATTAAAATGCAAAAAACGATTTGACTATCTGCAATTCACTCAACTGCAAAACCTCAAATCGTGACCAATGGGTTCGTGCTGACAACCGAGCCAGCAGCGGCTCAACTTCCTGCCACCGGCTCCGCAGATCGCCCCCGCTTCAAAGCCGCCTCCACTGCAGCTCGACTTGCATGATCAAGATCTTCCGCTTTTCCCTGAATCAACTCCAGATCAGCGGCTGATAGTTTTCTGAAAAGTACATCTTGCAATGGCCCGGCAATCTCGCCTACGCGTAAAATCTGCCGTCTTAAGACTTCATTCGACATCCGGGTAGGTGAGACAACAATCACGGGCTCACCACGGATTTGCAACAGGCGCTCAGCATCAATGGCTGCATCCTGTAAATCACCCGCAGTCAATGTCCGCAACGTCACACTCTTATGCACTACTAGCTGATCGCCCTCACCAGTATGCAACCCATCAATCAACTCAAATTTCACCGTAGCCATTTAAACCGCCTGTACTAACTGAGCCGATATTTTCAAATCATACGTTCCGTTACCCGCATCCAGTGGTGCCGGGTCAGTGGAGAACGCATTGATCAGCATAAATTGCTGCCCCGTGTCCGCTTCAAAGATCACCGTAGCCGAATCAAAGTTAAGCAATAACGGGTTAACTGAAGACGTCGCCAGCGCTTTACAATTCAACTCGGGCACACCCGTTTCAACCGTAAAATAGACATTGCCACTGTCTGCGGGCTTGGGTGTCCGTTTCATACCCCCAAAATCCAACGTGGCCCCATGCTCGGTTTCAATCTGCCCCAATGCCCCCAGCGAAATACTCGCCCGACCTACAACTTGATTATTTCCGGCCATTATTGAAACTCGCTATGCACCGCTAAGATGCGCATGTTTTTAATTAAAATCGGGTCGTCTAAAACGTCGCAACGATTAGCATTGCTAGCGTTAACTTGTGCAATCAACCCCGCTTTGTACGTCGCATAATCTTGTACCCATCCATACTCCATAAACCGCCGATAAAGCGCCAACAGCTCAATCACCACCTTTTTCGGCTGCATAATCGGCTGACCAGCAGGCACCTCATAAGCATCATCTGCCAGCTTCCAGTTCGGATAATTGATCGTAAAATATTGCACTTGCTCTGATCGTATCCGTGATAGCGTTTCCGCTGTTTCAATATACAGCCAGGTCGTATCACCCACACCTAGTGCATTAAATTGAAAGGTACTAATCTCGCACTCAATCAGCACATTACCCGCTGCATCAACCGTGTGCGTAGCAATACCATCAAACAGCAAACTATTGCGCTGGATGTTATCAAATCGATCCGCTTTGGCCGGTGGCAATACGCCAGTTAATACCGCACCGCGCAATTGGCGACTTGGGTCATTCGATAAACCGGTACCGGCCACGGCCATATACACCGCTGACCAAATCCACGGCGGCGTCGGACTTAATCCTGCTGACATAATCGTCATATTAGTTAAGTTCACCGTAGCCCCGAATGATGACGTCGCCGCCAGGCTATTTTCATAGGCCCCGAATGCGGTAGCGCCAACCGCTTCCATTGCACCAAACCGCGCCCCTAATACCGTATTCAGCGCGGCCAAATTAATGGCATCGGTATAGGGAAACGCAATCCAGTTAAACCACTGGCTGCCTAAACTATCAATAGCCGCTGTCACATTTGGATTACCCGAACCCGCTGTCGTCTGCGTCAATGTATAACTCAAACCCTGGGGTACCACATCATTATCAAAATAGGCGAAACGGACATCAATCGCATTTCCAGTTTCGCCTTTCCACAAACACGTCAAATCCAGTTGCGCAGTGTTGGTGCCATTAATCGCGGCAAACACAGGCGGCCCAGCCACGGCATTAATAGCCGTCGATAAATGGCTCACAATAGTGGCAGGCGTATCCCCCGCCAACACCGCAATTTGCACTAAATAACCGCCGATATAACAATTTAATGTACCCGGCAAAACAGCAGAACCCGACCAAACTACCGATTTAACCGCAGCAATACCCGCCGGATTATCGGCTAAACCAATCGCATACAACTGCAACCACGGCGCGGCGGCTTTAGCCGCTTTAACCATCTCAGCCAACATGCTCCCCGCGCCAAAAAGACTATCGGGCGAGGCACTGTTACCTGTGATATTGGTAATCACACCTGCAGCGACAGAGCCCGTATTAAATAACTGCCCAATCAGCAACCCAGCCCCTTGAAACGAGACATTGCTGGATGGCGCACCGGAAAACTCAATAAACATGCCCGGCAATCGTAAGCTGTCCCCAGGGATTTGATTAAACTCAATACTCATGCTGTTGCTCCTGTTTTCACAACAATAGCGACATGCGCAACCACAGGTTCAACGACCCTCAACGCATTATCTTTAATATGTTGACGATAAAACCGTGTAGACTGCACTTCGGCACCCTCATCGGGTAAAACCCGATATAGCCGTTCCGGCTGCCGAATTACAAATGGTTGACCTGTGTCGGGATTGATATTGGCAATCACAAACATTTAGATACTCCCTTTAGGGCAAATTAATAGTGGTTTGAAAATCATTCGCACCCGGCGTGGTTAACGACGACTCGATATTCAGAATGGCAAAATTAGCCAAGGTAGATGCATCAAAAGCAGCCGCAAGCGGTAGGCGAGGTAACGTGAATTGAACTGCATAGACAGTGCCGCCGAATTCCTGCAGCACATTAGAAAATAGATTGGTAACTGACTTACCGCGTAGCGATCCGCAGCCCGGTACAGTGAAACCGTTTAATGCAGGCGTTATCACCTCAATAATTTCATACGCACCAATAGATGTTGGGGTGCCTTGCCGACGCACAATTTCAGTCGGCTCTTTAACGACGGCATAAACATCAAACCGGGCATCTAATAACGCTGCGTTAGATGCATGATCCAGTTCCCCGCCATTAAATGCCACAAATACAGCGGGTGCTTGCTGCAATAACAGTTTTAACAGATCAACAGACCAGGTACCCGGCAAAGATCCCGTAGCACGCAATACCCCCGGTAAAGTCGTATTAACGACTTCCAGTATGGCGTTTTCAACTGTAGCTATCACACTAGTGCTTAATTGCATAAATTAACGATAGTATTGCGTAATTGAGAGCCTTTGACCTCGCGCTTGCGCCAGACAAAAGGGTTGGCATTGTCATTCGCTGTTTGGACAGGAAACTAAGCGATAGCGAGTGTCGTCCAAATAGTCCCTGGAAGCGCACAGGTGCCGGGCGGGTTTTCATGGAAAACCTGCAAGGCCTCCCGATAGCGCGTAGAGTCATACGAGAGCAAGAAGTCCCACCTTCGAGCGACGTGGACGGCCAGGGCGCCGCAGGCATTAAACCGTGCCGGTGTAGACCGATTTTAGGCCAAGGACGGACTAAAATCTTTACGGTCGGAATCCGGCACTCGCTGCGTAAACCGCTACGAAATCTTTTATGGCTTGTGTCAGCTGCTCGGCGCTATTGAAGCTTGCTCCGCGTAATGCTTTACGCGACAAAATGCCAAACCAAATTTCCATTTGATTCAGCCAACTGGCTGAGGTTGGCGTAAAGTGAAAATTGACATTGGGATGCACAGCAAGCCATTCATCATCATTTTTCTTATGTGTGCAATAGTTATCAAGAATGACATGTACCTCTTGATCAACAGACACATCCGCAACCACTTCATCAAGGAACTCCTGAAAATCTGGCCGTTTCT